GAATGTCACGCTTAAACGTTGCATCCATAATCATATCCGACTTACCTTTATGCGCTCTACCCTAAGTAGAATACATACATACTTTCCCGTAATCACTAAAAGAGATAGACATTACTCCACCTCCTTAATTTTCATAATTTCAGCACCAGCATCTAAAATTAATTTTCGATAGCGCATAAAATCAAAATTGCCATTATAAATCTGTAATGCAGATTCTAAATAACTCATCGTTTTAACCAATTCAGGCGGTTCCAACAAAATACTATTAAGTCCATTCAAACGAAGCTATAAGCTTTTGAAAGCCTCGTTAATATCTACATTTGGATAATTATCACGAGTCTCCGGATCAAGATAAAGTAGTAGGAAAAAGATGGATTTTTGGAATGAGCGTTTAATAGAAGAAATCTAAGTTGAAGAATATTCTCCATATTTTGTTTTCACGTTGTTCCCGCCAAAATATAAGAATTATTAAAAATGCCTCTGTCACGAATCATCTTACGAAGATCAGCTTTAGCGTTATGATACATATCCTTCAATTCAGACATATGGTTTGCCTAAGAATAGTACTTCTATTCAGAGTTTGAAAAGAACTGCGCAGTATTCAAAACAGAATGATACTGCGGTGACAACCAGTTCACAACCATACCTTGTGCGATCACTTCCTCGGCAAAATCCAAATCAGATTGTTCATCTATAGGTTTTGCAAGCTCAAATTCAATCATTTCAACATCATCATCGGCCGTAATAAAAGAGAATAGTCTCCTAATATACGGCCATGACAATGTTGATTTCATCCATCCATTCATCATTTCCTATGCCAAACTTTCTTTAAGCCCAGCAAATTCATAATCTGTAACCCGGAGTAAAAACCGGGAGTAGATATTTTCATATTCAGAGGTCATAAGCCACCTCCGTAAGATTAATGCTCAAATTCTGCCAAAATATTCAGATTTGTACCAAATAATTCATCAAGAACCTTAATCTTCTTTACACTATCAAGTTCACCTTCAGTTATTGAAGACGCCGCCAGAGATTTGAGCGATTCAATAGCACTCTTTGGAAGAGCAGTGATTTCCTCTTTCATCTTATCAATTGGAAGATGAAGAATTCTCTCAAGATCATGCACCGAATAATTTTCTTCATAAAATTTCTTCAGTTGCACATTCTGGCTAATAAAATCTTCATCATCAACAATAAAAGCAGGAGAGAACATAAACCATGATTTCGTCCTTACGGCAGCAGCAAGATCTGCATATTCAACCATAGTAATATCTCCATATTCAACCCATTCATATAACATATGGGTCTTCGCACCTTCCATGTAAAGAGCGCCTTGTGTAATAGACCTGCAAGGGATTCCATCAGAATCTTTAAATACTTTCTTTTCTACCTTTGGTGTTTCAACCTTTTCAACTACAGTTGTAGGTTTAGCAGCGGTAGTTTTCTTTTTAGCAGTAGTAGTAGCTGTCGCCATACTTACTTCCTCCTTTTAATCCTTTATATATTATTCACCAAGTGTAGCAGAACTAGCAGAAGAAATGGTCCACTGGCCAAAATACTTGCCAAGAATCGTAGCGATACCATAAGATCTCTGTACTTCATACTTCATGATATCATCCCAACGACCATGCTCCTCACCCTTCTCGGTGATCTCGTCAATCTCAGTTTCTCCAACATCAACCATCTTAATAAACTTGTCGGCATCATTGGCCGGAAGAATCCAAAGCTTGGTGTTGTCGTACATCTTAGTCAGAGAATCTGGAGTTGCAAATCTCTGCGGAATCTCCATAAGAGTTGTGCCTTCATAATCGCCAAGGCGACCAGAATGGGAGACATCTTCTTTAAGAGATTCTGCTCTCCAGTTAACATCGGAAAGATTGTTAAGCTGTTTCAGAGCAGTCTTAGTTCCAAGAATAACAACTGCCGAATCGTTGGCAGTCTGGACATTTTCAATAATATTATCAAAAGCAGCCTTGGTAGTAGTAGAAAGAGCACCAGTAGCCAGGAAACCAGACTTGAGTGCGGTTGGGATCTTGGTAGCAGCTGAAAGCAGCTCATTATAGATCTCGCCCTGGATCTGAAGCATAAATGCACGAGCGATAGAATTAACAAGTTTAGACCAATCTTCACGACCGATCATATACATATTAATATCTGCACCAACAGCAGCGCCATAGCGTGCATACGGAATGGTGAAGGTTTCGCCCTTGCCAAGTCTCTGAAGAATGTAATCATGATGACTCATGCCAACCTTAGCGATAGAAAGAACTACTTCCTTCTCGGTATAAAACTCATAAGCATCGCCAAGTGCAAGATTACGATAATCAACAAATGCATTAAACCATTCGTTATCTCTATATCCAGCACTAATAACATCATCAAGAGTCTCTTCAATAATATCGAAGAAATCACGACCATGATCACGATATGCTCTCTTAAGGTCACGCTTAGAAGAGTCTTTGGTTACACCAAAAATCTTCTAACAAATTCCGCGAAGTTTATCTTCAGCGTCATGTCTAGAAACTTCAATTCCATCTTCATCAAAAATCTTATTACCCATGGCAAGATCATACATCAGATTCTTAACAGAAGTATAATCAGTATCCATTTCATTGAATACATTCATAACATGATTAGAAAATGTAAGCTTTCTCATTTATTTATTCCTCCTTTCTTTCAAAATTAAGCACCGATCTTAAGCTTCTTAGCAACAACTGTAAGAGCAGCATTCTTAGCTGGTGTGCCATCGAACGCTTCGGCGGATACTTCAAAAATATCCCCAACAGTTAAGGTATAAGCCTTAACAACCTCACCAGCACCATTATAGAAGTTGGAAAGATCTGCAAGTTCTCTCGGACTCTCATAAGGAATAATCGGAGAATTATAAACAAGAAGAGCTTCGCCAGTTGCAGGAACTGCGGTTACTTCAACATACCAATTACCATTTGCTGCCTAATCTACGATCTTCGCTGCAAATCCATTCGGGCAAGCTGCCTCTGCATAATTATCAAAACTGTTCCATGCACCACGACCGATAATATTTCCATTATCAGCTGCGGTAGTAAGCGTTACGTTAAAAATATGAGCACCCATGTTACCAGCCAGAACTTTGGATGGGAAACATACGGCATGCTTAGTCATTTGCGGTTTGCTATAAGCCATAGTAATTTTCTCCTTTCTAAATTTTTGTTTTTATAAATTATCTCTTACTGAATAAATTTCCATATCTACTAGATTTATTCTTTTTACCAACTGGTAATTTTTTCTGATTAGCTGATTTTTGGGAATTATCAGAGAATTTAATATTATTATGTTTAGCATAATCAAGCAGAATCTGATTAGCTTTTTCAGTTACTTCATCTACAGAAAGATCAAAATGATTTTCCTGCTTCTTAAGTTCAACAAAAGCTTCAACATCTGCAATATTCGCATAGTCACTAGACTCAAGTATTTCTATCTTTCTAGGTTCGGATTCATACTTAGCAAGCTTATCTTCAATAAGAGAATAATTACTTCTCATCTTATCAAGTTCAGCTTCTTCATCAGCAGTCAGATATACAGGCTTTACAGATACTCTATCACCAGTAAGTGTATACACATCATTACGTACCTTATAAGACTGTTTATAAGCCTTTCCAGACCACCATCCAACCATAACAACGCTCTTCTCAGACTCATAAACATCTACACTATAATAATCGTTATCAGTCTCAGAATAAGTGTTATTAACAAGTTCAGACATAGCTGAAAGAATCTCAGACATAGAAACAGAGAAATTTCTTATAGAATCACCACAAGTCACAGAGAACTCTGTGGTATCGAAATTCGTTCTGTCACCTTCATCTCCACTATTTTCTTCTGGATCTTTGTTATCATTCTCACCTTCGCCATCTTCTTGATTATCATCTTCAAAATTTTCTCCGCCGTCAGGGATAGATTCTGGATCTACATTGCCCTCTCCGGCGTTCTCTCCGAAAACTTCTGCGAATTTTGCCTCCAGATCTTCATCAGAAAGATCGGCATAATCAAATTCAATATCATCTACAGTTTTACCATATTTCTTTAAAAGTTCTTCGAATTTGTTCACCAGATTACTACCTCCTTCCTTTGGTTCTCCGCCATCAGCGGGATTTATATTGAAGTTAGCAAGCATTGTAGTTAGCTTGTCTAACGATTCAATTAATTTATCTTGTTGGTTAGCAATAATAGAATTATTTTGAATACTAAAATCTGCAATGTCTAAATGCGCACCTTCCATACCTTCTTGTACATTCTCACCAGTTTCTGGGTTTTTCCCCAATAATGTCACGCCCATAACTTCTACATCATCAAGATATAAAAGATGTTCATCTGCATTGTACGACATCTCATTTACTGCTAACTCAGCACTAACTTTTGTGCCGCCCTTGCGCTCAATAATTTCCGCAGCTTTTGTATACTCGCGAGGAATTGCAACTTTCGCATGAATATATTTTCTATCGTTTTCATCTGCTTCGTTATCAAGTGTAGCTTTATCCGCAGTAAAACATCCAACCTGGCGCTCTATATAATTATAATTTCCATCTTCATCAATCTCAATGTCATGACTTGTAAAATCCCAGCCATCATCAAATTCAGCAAAATTCGCAAGTACTGGTTTATATGGAATAGAAGATAGACAATTCTTCGCTGCTTTTTCAGTCAAAGAAGATTTGTTCCGATTCAAATTCGTATGCATTAAAATTATATCTGCGAATAACATAGAGCTTTCACTATCATATTTTTCAAATTGAGCTGGTACAGTTACACATAACTAATACCCAGACTCTTTCGAACTAAACCTTGCAAAATTCTGAGTTTCACAAAACTTTACAAGATCTTCGATTGTTAACATTTTTCGATTGTGCATCGCACATTTTCCTCCTTCCTTTAAGAATAAAACTCCCGGAGAGGAGTATAAAATAAGTCAGCCAATTATAGCAAAGCTATAACCAGCCAACCTATTCATACATTTATTTTATTTGTATAGCAGATATCTTTTGCTTCATCAGAAAATACTATCTTATTATTATTTAAAAAAGTCCATTGATTCCCAGACTTTTGCAGAAGTTCAAACCCTAAAGATTCAAGTACTTTTGCTGTTTCTGGGAACGTTGTAACAATGAATTTCTCATCCATTTAAATTCACCTCATTGATTTCTCATTCGATCACCACTATCCGAAAGATCGCCAGCGTCTTTCTTCGGCGCACCTTGCCCAACTTTAGATGTATATCCATCCTCTGTAGACTATGTATACGAAGTCGCAAGTGGTTTTAAAATATCAGGCACTCCAAGAATATCTTGCATCTGAAGCATCGCAAGTGTATCTTTTTCTGAAAATCCATTAAAATTATTATAAGCAAGCGCTGTTGGCAAACCATTCTGCGCCGCAGTAAGAAGATCTTCCTTAAAATCATTCCGTGTATAAGGCGATACAATATGAAAATGCACCTTGGATGGATTATTAATATTTAAATCTAAAACCATCGCTACCCAACCTTCCAATTGCGGCACCATAGAAGAAAGAGCAAAATATGTATTCGCAATCATTGCCATCTTCAAAGCTTCAGATGAAGTAATCATCGCACCAGATAATACTTCGGCTCCACCCATAAGGTTAAGCGTTGATGTTTGCGCCTTTAAAATACGATTTGTATCAGAAGCATTATCATTACTTGAAAAATCAATTACACCAAGATCATCAGACCCAGGAATAATTGCAGAAGCTACATAATCTGATAAAACTGGATCTAACATTTTATAATAGTAGTCTACAGCAAGATCTGGTGATACTTCAAAATCATCTGGAATATCAGAACCCTGAATTGGTTTAAGCTTCATATATATCAGCTTATAAATCGAACTCTCATCAGCCGCAGCCTAAAGATCTGCTAAATTAAGAAGATCTGTAATTTCCAAAAACGATCCTGACCACGGTGGGATAATCAGTTCATAATCATCTCGAAACTTAAAACACATATTGTGTTCAAGAGGGACTGTCTACCACTTCACACCAGTGCTTTCGTATTGACGATACATTGTTGTGAAAGGTTCACCCCACATTTCAAGGATATCTTGCCTGGACCTAAACCATGTTACATCAAATGCAAATGTATAGTTGCCATACGAAGTAATACTTTCAATCATACAATAATCAGGATCTACTGGAATCACAATCATACCGGTATCATCAAGCCAATAAAATCCATAAAATACATCCTCACGAAGAACAGTCGTCATAACTTTCTTCATATTACGATTCAGATTCATATGTTCTAATATATCTGCCGTATCATTATATGACTTTAACATCTTCGTAGAATCAATACCTTTTACAAGATCGGTACGCGGAATAATTGTCCGAGCATCTGGCATAAGCATATTCGAATAAAATTCAATTACTCTGAAATATATATGTGATCTATAGTAAAGATACCTCGATAAATTCCGCAGATTCTTCTCATTATTCCCAGGGTTTTGTAAATATGAGACAATAGTCTCTTTATCAAACGCAGGAACAGTCTTGCGAGTAATAGATTTTGTGATATCACGAAGTTTTTTAATTGATTCTTCAGCGACTGCATAATTCTATAACCGCTTTTCATTCTTGGCGTACCACTCACGCAATTCAGCCACAGTAGGCTGCTTTGATGCCGCTGTCGGCATAGTAGATTTATTCGCCATTGGCGACACCTCCTTTATATCGAACGGAATATTTTTGCTTTCCGCATCGGTAATTGACTAATTAGATCGGTAGAACTACCTTTTGGTTTTTTCAACATATCCTTACGACGCTCTTCGGATAAGGCGTATCCGAGCATCGCGGCAGTATATGCCCTGTCGTCCCATTTTGTTACATAATAACATTACTCAATATATTTCCATAAAAAATTATTGCTCTTGTGGTTAGGATATCCTTTGGCTGCTACACAAATATTGGAAACGTCATTATTATTATCGTTAGCAGCATCTGTAATTGAAGAATAAATTTCTATTATTTCAAATGATTCTGGATCAATTTTAGCAACAGTTCTTTTTCTTGCCTCAATCGCTTTGTTATAGTATTTATCTAACGTGTCAAAATAACCATCTGAAAAATCATAATCATCAAAAGTCCATATATACCCATATGCGGTTTTCTTTCCTTTACGATGATATAAAATCGCAGAAATAGAAGAAGTATTACCAAATTCTTTCCGTATATCAGCTAAAGAATTCCAAGTTTTTATGTATTCTCTTGTTAATGAATATTGATTAATTTTTCTTACAATCTTATCTTCCGTTTTTTTACTTGTGTCAATAATTTGAATATTTTTCATATATGCATCCCAAGAAAACTGTGGATTTATGTATTCATCTTTATATACCCAATAAGAACCTTTATATGCAGACATTTTTCTAATAGTATGATTACATCTACTTGTAATACATTCTTTTGTATAACCAAGTTCTTTATCAACGTGAGAAGCCCCACCGATCCACTCTTTTACAAAATTATAATTCAAATCAAATTGCATAACAATTTTTGGGTTTTGAATTCGTCTCATTCTGTTAATTTCATCTTCTGTGTGTTTATAGCCAACACATCCCTATCCACCGAAATCATTATTATATCCATTATAGTATGAATTATAATACTTAATCCAATACATTTCTCTTGTGTCTAATTCAAATTCTTCCGTCTCTTCAATAACTGAAAAATCAAAATTTTCAGGCCCATAAAGATTCCAAGCACTCTATAAATGTTTATTGTGATGTTGATTATTATTTAAATCACATTTATGGTGAGTCCATCTCCAGTTAATATCATGAGCCTACCCAATATATTTTTTACCATTTATTTTATTTGTAATCATATAAATGCCAGTGATAATTGTCACCTCATTTCTATATTTTAAAAGTAATGTTATTCGATCCTGGTTCTTCCAAGAGTGTCTCTACACTCGACCAAGATTCTCGCATTTCATTTTGTTATAGTGCGAGTTCAGACTGTCGCATCCTCATATAACACCTATGAGGTCTAATCACTCAGTCGTTCACGGTGTATTTAAACTTCCGCCCTGTCACCCACTTCTAGGCTTCCAAGTCAATCAGATTAGATTTAATATCCGCAGATTATGGATTATGCTGCGGTTGCACAACGAAGTTTATGCATTTTATTCGCCTTTTCCGGCGTTAACTCAAAAGAGTCTTTGCCAGAATCTCGATGCTTACGAACCATATTAACAAGCTCTTCTTTTAAACTATCTATATTAGATAACGCCAGTTCGTCCTTCCAATCTAATTTAATAGTCTTAGTCTTAACAGACTGTATTTCATTTAGCTTTTCTTTAAGTTGTTTATCAAATTCTTCACCAACAACCTTATTTCTTTTGAGTTCTTCAGTTATTCGTTTTGTTTCTTTGTCTATAACTTTCTAATCTATATCAAACACAGTGAGATAGCCTTTGTGATCATAAGAAGCAGTAAAGCTTATCTTATTCTGATTTAACATTTCAATTAAAGCTTCATACATAATAGATTTAAATGTACTTGGATTCATCAAATGAATTTTATCTACGGCATTTGGATATCTCTTTACATACTCTGCTGAAAATTCTTTATCTATCAACCCACGATGTTGGATGCCAGCTTTATCAACCCAATCCTTCATGAAAAAATCAGCAATATTGACACCAGCACCACCAGAACCAGCATCAATCCAAATACCAACAATATTATTATATGCATCTGTGCCACCATCATAATCAAGTATCATCTACTTGATATACTCAACTTGATCCGGTGTTTGCATTGGA